TAAACATTTCTTGCAACTCTTCATGGTTTCAATGCCCCTACTTCTGGTTTAGCTTCTTCTGGCATACTTACTTGTGGTTTGTCTGGTAATACTAAATTACCATCCTTATCCAATGTTGCCTCTATTCCTACTTTATTTAATACTGTAATTATATTTGCTTTCTGTAACATATTAGCTAATGCTTGTTGCTCGTTCTTTGTATTGATGTCTGCAAACTTAACCTTCCAAGTTTTGATTCCCATTAACTTCATCAATGGTTTCAAAAATCCCATCTCCAAACATTGTTGAGTTTCTAACACAGTTCTGTCAAAAAGCGAAATCTGTTCTCCTTCTGCATTCAATCCACCTACGCCTGCTGTACTACCTGTTACTATCGGCATAACGCCATACGATGCGTTTATGTCGTTGTTAATGCGCTCCATGTAAGGCAAAGCCATCAACTCATCCATGTTAGGCATAACAGGCACAAACTTAGCCTGACCGCTTCCTGTACCTTCGCCCCTACTACTTATGATAGGAACAAAGTTCGGATTACGTCTGGTTTCTTCTGCAATGTATTCTCCAAGCCTATTCAATGATTCTTCATCATGTCCGGGAATATCCAAGAAACCTTTAGGTGGTCTCTCTAGTTTGTAGATTTTATTTTGGAAGTTCTCAATGGCGAGAGCAGTTTCTATTTTTTTAGAAAGACCTATAATCGGCGACTGTCCATACAATCTGGCATTCGCACTGTATTTATTGAAATGAATTATCTCATCTCTTGCAAAAGGAATCTTGTCTTCATCCTGCCCCATGTCATAAAAATATGCCATAGGTTCTGCTTCAAATCCTCCTTCTCCTAATTCTCCTTTCTCCAAAGGTTGTCTGGTTATTATATCAAAATATTCATCATTTTTAAATTTACCATACTCATCAACAGCAAATCTCATCTGCTTTGCATCTTCTACCCAAAGCTCCTTGACTATCTTACCATCAGTTCCCTGAATCCTATCATATACAATACTTACCCAACAATCGTCAAATACTTCTACTTGTCGTATCATTGCTTTAAAAAATTCTGATGCCGTAATATCTGCATTGCCACCTGTAGGGTCGCGTAACAATGTCTCTAACATCTTGCGTTCTTCTTTATCACCTGCATCTCCAACGGCGTGGTATTCCCACCCCTTAGCCACAGACTGAGACGCGATTCGAGTGATAACCGTGCGAAGATGAGAATACCTGTCAGCTAACTGTTCTAAATAATTCTGGTCTACTGGAGGAAGTATATCTGCCTTAAATGCTCGATTGCTACCCGTTGTACCATACGCTGGCGTCCTTGCATCTTTTGCTATAGATGCCGTGTTTCTCTCTATCAATTCCTCTAACGCAGAACGCTTCCGCACTGGCTTTCGCCCCAACAATCTATCGTACCATGCCAAGTTGTATCGCCTCCACTTTAGTAATTATCTTATTAAGCTTTTCCTTTTTCTGTATAATATCCAAACTCTTTTTCAACCTTCGACTCCAACTCTGTCCAGAATTGCCACCCATCATCTTCCACATAATGTATCCCTTACTAGGATTTTTCTTGTCGGCAAAATTCTCTGCTGGGGGGTCTACCTTCTCATGCCTTCTGTAATATGTATCTATTTTTACTGCCGTCTTGTATCCTACGTCTTTCTGATATCTTAACTTTCTGTTTATAGCCTTTGTAACTTTTCCACCACCATAACCATGCATAGCTCGTAAATCTCTGCCCTGTAGTGCTTCTTTCTTAACTCCCCTAGGAATCTTATACCTATCTCGCTTATCGCCCACGATACTCCCTTACATACCTTCTAAGGACTGGTTCCACTAGGACGCCTGTGGGAACATTCTCCGCCTTAGCAATCTCTTTAAGGCTCTCTTTGGTAGAGTTACTGATTCCATAAATTTCCAACCTCGTTCGCTTTTTCATAGTCTGGTTGGATGTCTCGTATGTGCTTGATGTATATAACCTTTTCTATATATAATCCCAACTAACGTATGCCAATCCCTTTTTGTTCATACCTTTGATTGCTAACTCACACATCCACAACGCCATCACCGCATCAGGCGTGTGACCCTCTAATCTTCCGTTCTTACCGTAAACCAAACGACTCAAACCATCTGTCAGTTTTCTAGGTCCCGGTCTGCTTGCCTCTCTGATGTTTTTCTCCCACGGAACCGAGTATCTCTCTTTCTCAAACTCCAAGGCCAACCCCGGTATACCCACATCATGGCTGTGTTTCTCTCTTCCTGTGTTGTGTCCTTCGACTGGTAATCCCGCCAAGTCCGACGCGCTGTGGACAACCAACCTCTGATACCCATTCGATTCTATCATAATCGTATCTGGATTAAAACGTTTCGCAAGTTCTCGTATTTTTAACACCTGTGTCTCCAACCAACCACTACCCTGTGCCATTACTTTACCTGTCCAACTATACAATATCCTACGATGCTCATTCTTTTTATTATAAGCCACGATACAGTAGCTTGTCTCATCGTTTTGACTGTTCATACCTACGGCCAAGTCAACACCCATTACGACGCTTATATCGTCCGTGTAGTCTGGAAGTCCCATATCTAAATTCTCATCTAAACATCGCTGTAACACCTCATACGGTATAACAGCAGACTCTGGGTCTAATGGATTTAACATATACTCAGACTCAAAAGCCCGACTTCCCATTGTCTCCTTTTCTTTATCTAACCGTTCTTGATTCCAATACTCAGGCCATCTAGGACTTCCGTCTTCCAAAAGTGCTGGATGTCTTACAACATTCCACTCTGAACTGTCAGATACCCAGTCTGTTATGTCACCTACTCGTTTTTGAGTACCTACAAGCAACATCTTAGACTCTGGAAGTCGCATTGGCATCACAACTCTCTGTACATAATGAATAACCTTCTCATCCGTTAAATTAGGAAACTCCTGCAAAACGTCATCCAGAATAATCATATGAACGTGAGGACCCTCAAGTGCCTTGCCGATACTTGCAGCAGCTACCCTACTACCATTGTTAAATCTTTTTGCACTCTTTCGTATTGTCACCTTCCTATCATCTGACTTTTCTAAGAAAGCACTAAGCCGCCAAGACCTCTTACAAAGTTCCTCAAACTGCTCTAACTTGTCCCAAGCCTGCTCCAATGTCGCAGAAATATACAAAGCCCTAAAATTTGGTTGCTTGTGCATATAATATGCCAATACACACAGACCCCATGTCGTTTTTAAGTGACCCCTTGCACAAATTATAGATACAAACTCACCTTTGTTGAAATTCTCTTCCCATTGTTTGTGCATATCACCCAACGGTACATACGTCCCCGGCTCTTGGTCCATATAGTCCGACATCACCTCATCTATGAATTCATTTAATGTAAGTGGCTGGTCATTCATTATCTCTAATGCCCCTGCGATTGCCTGTGTGATGTGCTTGCTATTGTCCATCATCTGTGTTTTGCCACAGTTACAACTATCATTTTAACATCTTTGTCACGAATTACAAGCTCCTCATGCATATGATGCAAATCCTCTGTCTCTAAAACAGTCCTACCATCTTTAATCAGTCTAATGATGGTAACCACCTGTTTCCGTCAAACGTAAATACACTAAAATAACCGCGAAAGTCAAACCTAGGTATCAAATAACAACGACTTACTTTTTTTCCTGTCTTTTCATCAGGCTCTCCCGCATCTACTGCCTTAAACTTGTTGTCCTTTATCAACTCTTTTAGTTTATCCATGCGTATTATCCATAAATGATTCTCTGTTATGTTAGGAAAGTAATATGCAAACCATCCTGCTAACGTTGTCCTAATACCACTCGGCTTACCACGACACTTGTACTCTATTGCCATGTTACCCGTACCGCCCTTGTTCCAATCCTTTTCAAACATATCTGTCTTTACTTCAAAAAATACAGGCTTCTGTAAATTATTCTGAAACATTATGTCAAACGCCGCTGTGTCTCCATAAGTAATAAACCGCTTGTGCCACTCCGTTTCTACAAAATGCCGTACTGCACGCTCACCTAGCTTGCCATCCTCTAAATCCTCATCAAAGTTGTTGTTCATAGTAACATCTTCTCCTCAAAATCTACGTTTGCATCTACAAAACGAACCTCTAACGGATAGTTCTGTGCCTTACGTACCAAACTGTCATTCGGCTCCGTATTATGCACCTCATACACCACACCCGTGTCTGCATCTATTACATCCGCACGCAATCCACTCGGCTCAAATATTGCCTCGGT